AGTGAACAGGATGCAATCGATTATGCCGAAGAAAAAGCAATGAAGAACTACAAGATTATTGAGTGGGACTGTGATTAAACCAACGTTAAATTGGTAATGATTCCTGTGAGGGTTTAACCACGTTCGCTCTTTTCCCCCGAGAAATCGGGGGTTTTTTTACATATAGATACTAAGTGAAAACACAAAAAACCCTATATAGTTATAGTAAAGGTGAAATATAATGGCCAACAATAGAACCCCCGACATTTTCGAAATCTTCGAAGAGTTTGGGAAACAAACAACTAAAACCAAAAGAAAGGATGTTCTGTTGAAATATCAGAATGTTGCTGCTTTAACAGATGTCCTCCGAGGCACTTTTGATGATACTCTTCAGTTCATCTTGCCCGCGGGCACTCCTCCGTATACCCCAAATAGACCTGAGTCAACCCCTTCTAGTCTCCTACGACTACATAAAGAATTCGGTTATTATGTTAAAGGTGGGCCAGGCAAAGATATGCAGGCGTTTAGACGCGAACTCAAATTCATGCGACTCTTGGAATCAATACATCCAAAAGATGCAGAGATAGTTTTGTCGATGGTGGCAAAAAAGTCACCAGTGAAATACTTAACCAAAAAACTAGTACAGGAGACCTTTCCAAAACTGATCCAGAAATAACCATCCCTTTAACTAACAAACGAGGTGTTGATGTCAGAAAAACAATTGGAACGCTTGAAGCGAGACCGTCAGGAATTGGATTATTATATCCAACGAATGAAGAAGAAAGGAAGAGATAACTTGGTTTATAAACTAGCAAAGAAACAAGAGTATCTCAATCAAACTATTGTTGAACAACTAACGACTCAATAAGGAAGGTGATCCGTATCTCTTCACCCCCCCACTCGGGGGGTGTCGTATGGAAAACAATAATAAATTATGCCAATATATGAATTTAAAGATAATGAGACCGGCGAAGTAATCGAAGTCATGATGAAAATATCAGAGTACGATGACTACCGAAAAGATAACCCCCATCTAAATAGATGTTTCACTAAAGCGCCCGGTTTAACATCGGGAGTCAAATCCGCATTGACAATGGCTGGTAGCGATTGGCAAGAACACCTAGGCAACATTAAGAAAGGTGCGGGTAAAGATAACAACATCAAAACATAGAGAACTTAATGCAAAAACCACAAACGTTAAAGATCGATCATCTTTTGACAGTCGATCCAATGACTACTGGCCAAGAACAAGTGTTCTCTGCCTACAAGTCTGGTTCGCACTTGGTACTGAATGGATCTGCGGGGACGGGTAAAACTTTCAGTGCACTGTATCTTGGACTAGAGACTGTACTTGATAAAGGTAACCAGTTTTCATCTGTAGTTATCTGTAGGTCTATCGTACCTACCCGAGAGATTGGATTCTTGCCAGGAACTCTAGAAGAGAAGATGGATGCATATACCGCACCCTACAAATCAATATGCGCGGAACTATTCGATGATCCGGAAGCATACCGAAAACTTTCGGAGAACAAGACGGTTGATTTTATCTCAACGTCACATATTCGTGGAACTACAATCAACGATGCAGTTATCATAGTGGATGAGATGCAGAACTTGACATTCCATGAATTAGATAGTATCATTACTAGAGTTGGTCAGAATTGTCGGATCATATTCTGTGGTGATTATTATCAATCAGACTTCGTAAAAGAAGGTGATAGGAAAGGTATCGTGAAGTTTATCGAGATACTTGAGTTGATGAAGAACTTCACTGTAGTAGAATTTACATGGGCAGATATAGTACGTTCGGACTTCGTGCGAGACTATATAATGACTAAAGAACTAATAGAGGAAAAGAAATGAACAGACAAGAAGTATTCGAAACATTAAAAGTGGACGAAGGAGTCGAGTATGAAATCTATAACGACCATCTTGGGTACGCAACATTTGGTGTCGGGCATCTCGTACTTGAAACTGACCCCGAACACGGACAACCGGTCGGAACCCCAATCAGTGAAGACAGAGTTGCCGAGTGTTTTGACAACGACCTCAATACAGCAATCAGCGAGTGTCATGCTTTATACGGACAGGGCGACTTTGATTCGTTACCAGACGGAGTACAAGGTGTACTTGTCAATATGATGTTCAACATGGGACGTACTCGTTTGAGTAAGTTCAAGAACTTCAATGGTGCAATTGCAGAAGGTGATTGGAAACGTGCAGGTGTAGAGGGACGTGATAGTCTCTGGCATCGACAGGTTACAAACCGTGCAGAAAGACTAATGGTAACCTTAGAGAACGTATAAGTAATTAGTATGGCCAAGTACAGTCGTCACGATAGTAGAAACAAGAAACGTAATAAACATAAACAGATGACCTTGAATGGGAACTCTGATACACGAAAAGTGAGAGATAATGAGAAACGCGATTTTTCAATACATGATCGTCAACGACAAGGTTGATGAACGTGGTGATATCGAAGGTAGAAAGAGAAGTCAAGTGTATCGAGAGTGTGCGGATATATCTCGCAATTCATTCTTACAGTACGCAGATCACGTAGATGCGGATTATCACTATTCCGATGAAGCGGTGTATTGTAAGGACGATCATTCAACCGGAATATTGTTTGAATGTTTACGCGTAATCTATGACCCGATGTTCGACCAGTACGACAAGGTACTCTTTGCTGATACTGATATTGTAGTAAACACCGATGAAAACATCTTCGACATATGTGAAGACGGAGATGTTTTCGGTGTACTTGAGAGTGATATCGTCACCGCTGATGGTGGTGGATATAACTCTTGGGATTATAAACAAAGTACCTATCTCGACTTTGTAAACAAGTTCCAGATGCACGGCATTCCGGTCGTGCCTTCTATGCCACCTAGCAGACCATCCAAAATAACCATACTGAATACCGGTGTGGTTGTATGGACACGCGAGGCACGTCTACGTGCACGTGAGTTGTTTATGCCTTGGAAAGAATGGTTCTACGCTAAACCCGAATTCCATATGTCTGTAATGAATGATCAACCATACATCTCTGGTCAGTTGATGCAACATGAATTTGATCTGGTCACCATAGACCAGACATGGAATGATTCCCCCCACTACGCCACAGAAGAAGAGTTCTTTGAGAAGGCGAAGTTCTGTCACTATACTGGCGGAGGATGGAAGATCCTCATGCTAGACCACTATCACTCAAACAAATTCCGACTATCACCAAAACAAATGTAAATAAGTGTTGACATCTTGTTTTAACTATGAGATAATGGGTACCTAATTGAGAGAGAGAGGTGTTTATTATGAATTATGTAGAAACTGGTGCCATTGTTACAAAGATGATCGAACTTATTCGTAAGGATAACGATAATCCAAATTATGCAATCGGTTACCTAGAAGCTATGATGAGAACTCTATCTATGAAATATCCCAAAGTTCTCGAAGAATTTATCGAAACTATTGACTATTTAGAAAATAAGGAAGTAAAGTGAATAAAGAAAATGTAATATTAACAGACATCGATGGTGTAGTTCTTAACTGGTTCTACGCATTCGATATCTGGATGAACGAACACGGTCACAAGTTAGCTGACCCAACAAACCTAGTCTATGATGTCAGTGAAGCCTATGGTGTTGACAAGGAGACTGGTAAGATGTTAGTCCGTGTGTTTAACGAGAGTGCCCATGTCGGGTTCCTTCCACCACTACGTGACGCAATGCATTACATGAAGAAGTTGCACGAAGAACATGGTTATGTGTTCCATGCGATTACTAGTCTGAGTGACAATCCTAATGCGCAGAAGTTGCGTATCCTAAACCTTCAGAAGTTGTTCGGTGAGACTTTGTTTGAGAAGTTCATTATCCTTGGTTGTGGTGATGACAAAGACGAAGCCTTAGAACCTTACCGTGACACCGAATGCCTGTGGGTAGAAGATAAGACTGAGAATGCCGAACTAGGTGTTGAACTTGGTCTGGAGAGTGTGTTGATGGAACATGGTTTCAACATGAACCACCCAACTATCCCTTGCATGAAGAACTGGAAAGAGATCTACGAAAAACTGGTTGGTTAAAATGTGACTAAATATCCTCATACAATCTATGAGGTATATTTATGCGTTACGTTGGTTTCAGTGAGTATTATCACGATGCAGCACTATCAATTATAAACAAGGACGGTACTGTGGAGTTCGCTTCACAGGCCGAACGTTTTTCTAAGAAGAAGAACGACCCTATCATTCCCGAAAGTCTCTGGGAATATGTTAACGACAACGATCATGTATCATTCTATGAAGACTATGCACTTCGAGAAAAATACCGAGATACTTATCGAGGTTTAAAAGGCAAAACACTCCAAAGAGATGTTTCTTCACACGAAGAAATACCAATCGGTGAAAGTCTTGTCTATGACAACTTCCACGAACATCACATATCACATTGCGCAACCGCATTCTACACCCGCCCTTGGAAAGACAAAGAAGATACTGTTATGGTGTCTATCGATGGTGCAGGCGAATATCAAACTGCGGTCATCTACGACCACAACTTCAACCTAATCAAAGAATGGCATTACCCCAAGTCTATAGGACTAGTCTACACTAGTGCAACAAAAACGTTGGGTTTACGTCCACTTGAGGATGAGTATGTTGTTATGGGATTGTCATCATATGGTACCGCACCTCCAGAGATGGTACAATGGTTGATTGATTGGTGGGAAGATACTCCTGATGTTGCGACCGGAGTAGGTAAAGAGGTTTTACTAGATCATCCGGATAGTCCGGAGTATGTAGGATTTAAGAGGATGCGAAATAAACTAATCGACTTCGCTAAACAGTACGGAGATAAAGATTTCGCAGCCGGTATTCAGAGGTTTTCAGAGTATGGTATTATGCAGATCATGCATATTGCAAAACAACACGGAAACAAGTTAGTGTACTCTGGTGGTTGTGCACAGAATGTTGTTACCAATTCAATGATACACGAACTATTTGATGGTCAAATGCATATTGCAGTTGCACCTACAGATGCAGGATCTAGTCTTGGTACTGCCGCAATGACATGGGCAAAGGAAACAGGAAAGGATCGATTGATTTGGTCGCCCTATTCTGGTTACAACATAGATAGAGAGGTAAACGTACAGGAAGTAGTCGATCACCTCTTAGAACACCGTGTGTGCGGTCTGGCGAACGGTAAAGCGGAGTTTGGCCCACGTGCACTAGGTAACAGGTCTTTGATCGCAGATGTGAGGTATGACGTAAAGGATACGGTGAATGGTATCAAACGTAGACAGAAGTACCGACCATTCGCACCCGCAATCCTAGAGGAACATGCACACGAGTACTTCGAAGGGCCTATGAATGAGTACATGCAATACACCTCTATAGCAAAACATCCTTATACGTCAGTCACTCATGTAGATGGTACTGCTCGTGTTCAGATAGTAAAGAAAGATTGTCCGTCTATATTCCGTAAGATTATCGAAGAATATTACGCAAGGACGGGCGTTCCGATGTTACTAAATACCTCATTGAACATCCGCGGCCGTCCGATGGTCAACGATGAACATGACGCAGAATTGTGGGAACAAAAGTACGGAGTGAAGGTTTTTTAATGCAGTACATACGCAAATATAAAATTGATGATTGGGAAAGTGTTCAGGACAAGATATTACTTGCTATCGAAATGATAAAAGATAACAACGTATGTGAATATGCTAACATGTCTCATTCTGATTACAAGGTTGATGCAAAACCTTTGTATTGGGAAGTATTCGAGAATGCTGTTCGGCCAAGTCTAGAGGAATATATGTCTAGTTGGAAGTGTACCGACATACGCATAGGTAATATGTGGTTTGCAGAATATAGTGAACATGGTGCAGACTTCAACTGGCACACCCATGAAGGTGCGAACATGTCCGGTGTCCTTCAAGTAGTATTAGAAGATCCGGAAAACGGAACACAATTATTAGGAACACCAATAGATTTGGAAGAAGGGGATCTTGTAGTATTCCCTTCGATGTTACCCCACAGAAGTCCTATGATAACCGACAGTAAGAAACTTGTTATCGGTTTTAATTGGGACATACATGGTAGTGAATTACACGAACATTAAACTAGGAGAATAAAATGTCAGAAGAAAAAAAGAAGGTACAACTTACCGCAGACAGTGATGGGTTTTTAGCGGGAGCTGATGCGGACGGTGATGGTCACATTACCGAACAAGAACTACAGATGCACTTAGAGTTCAAACGAAAGGAACTCGAAGACGCAGATGCTATGCGAGATGCGCAAAGAAACATGGCCTGGTTTGCACTTGGCGGAATGTTACTTTATCCCTTCGCTGTAGTACTGGCATCTTTGATAGGATTAGACCAAGCAGCAAATACGTTAGGTTCTATGGCACCGACATACTTTGTATCTGTTGCCGCAATTGTCGCAGCGTTCTATGCGAAGGAAGCTGTCGGTAACAAGAATAAGTAATGGAACTTATTACTTGGCGAGGTACGCCAGGAGTTGGTGATTTCATGTGGGCACTTAATTGTGCCCATAACTTTTCTTACAAAGAAAACAAGAAAGTTACTTTAGAGTTTCATTGGGAACATGAAGAAGACCATCTACACCACTTCGAAGATCCAGAAACAATCATAGAGAGACTAGAGTACATCCATAACTTCTATCATAGAAAGGATGATGTGACGGTCATACACGTGTATAATGAACGGACACGTTACAGTGATTGGAGATATAACGATGATGTTACCAGAGAGGACGATGGTAGTCTCAGAGTCATGGCCATAAGCCGACCCAAAAAGAATAGGTTTTGGTTTGAGAGTGGAAAGTATTCGGATGAGGTAGGCGGAGATATTCCCAACAGTGATTGGATATTCCGGAAGGATGCATTCCGAAAAATTGACAATAATAAGATTGTTATATGGAGACCGCTGTTTAATGCAGAAACTCCAAAAACATGGAAAAGACAGTTGACAAATGACAAATGGGATGTTATAATAAATCAGTTGGTTGCGGCGGGATTACATATAACAGAATTGACCTATAGAACTCCTGTTTCCGAAGCACTCTATCATATCTCTACATGTCGTCAAGTCATATGTTATGATGGTATGTGGCATTACATTGCTCGTAACTTATATAGACCTACGATAGTTATAAGTAATGAGGGTATAACGCGTTATCATACGCCTCATTGTGTACGAACTACACACGATGAAAATGAAGAAATGAATATATTTTGGTGGGTGAATAATATCCCTGAGATGTTAGGTAACACCAAGAGAAAAGCAATAGAACATGAAACTAAAGCGAGAGGATTTTTCAGTGAAAGAAATAAACATAGACAGAGCAGTAATTGAAGTACAGGGCGGCTGTAATTTTGATTGCACAATGTGTCCTCAAGATAAACGTACCGGAGGTAGACACAAAGGTTTCTTAACCAAGATGTCACTGATCGAGTTCGAAGATAATGTTCAAGACTGTGCACGACATGGACTGAACGTTGTCAACCTAGATGGTTCGGGTGAAGCAACCATGAATCGTAACCTACCAGAATATATAAAAATCGTTAAGAGGTATGATGCAAAAGCAGTCATCTTCTCTAATGGTTTTCGTATGCATGGTCAATTCATGAAGGACTGTGTGGACGCAGGATTGGACTTCTTCCGATTCTCTTTCGTTGGTTCTACACCAGAGAAGTATCAAGAGTGGATGAATAACACTCGGGGTAGCACTTATGAGTTGATAAAGAAACATGTAAAAGAAATGATGGATTATGTAAAGGAGTCTGGGTCGGATTGTGTTGTGGAGACATACCACCTGATTACAGACAATGATAATATTGAACAAGAACTAGAACAGTACAAGGCCTTAGTAGAAGAACTTGGTTGTAAGACCGAGATCTGGAAAATGCACAACTGGTCTGGTGCATATGATATAGGTGAAACAAATGCTAGAACTGGTAATGTCAAAACTTGTGGTCGTCCTTTTTCTCCTGACGTTGTTATCCGTGCTGGTGGGGTGGATGGTCATCGGGGTGCAGTTCATCCGTGCTGTCAAGTACTTGGTCGGGATGAAGAAGCAGTTCTCGGACATACATCCGTCAATACGATAGAAGAAATTATTCGAGGTGAAGAGTACTCTGCATTACGCGAGTCTCATAGAACTGGAGAATACACGGATTATTGTAGAGATTGTGATTTTCTACTTGACACTCCGGAGACATTGGTGTATACTAATAACTCAAGATCAGAAATGAAAATGATTGGAACTTCTTTCGATCTTAATGATTATAGGAACGTTTAGTTTGAATGACTCTAAACCACCAGTGTGGATGATCGTGATGAGTGGGAATCCCATTTCCGATTACTATAGAAAACTTGCATTACCTTCTTGGTTGAAAGCTGGGTTCGATGTTAATTTTTTCGAAGGTGTTACACCCGAGACTTACAAAGATCATTTTGATTTGCTCTTTGGGAACAAACATAGTAAAAGCACTCCGGATGGTGTAATGTTCACTGTCTCTGAAAAGTGTGTGTGGTACGGTCATTACTATCTTTGGAAAAAATGTATTGATACTGACACTCCTATGATAGTGTGTGAACATGATATTGAATTGGTTATGGATATTCAACCTTCAATATACACTACACCTATGGCGTGTTTGGCTCACGATCCTCCGGACATACGCAAAGAGAAACGTACATCTCTTGCGGGTGGTGCATATTATATAACACCAGATGTTGCAAAGGTGTTAATAAGAATAAACGAGGATCGTATTAGAATCAACTCTGATGGTTGGGTCTGGGAAGTGTGTAAGGCGCATGGATACTTTCATTATGACAAGTGTTCACATATAAAAGATTATTCTGTCGGATTTACGACCAAACATAACAAGAGTTAAACAATGTATAACATAACATTCAAACACTATCGTACTGGCGTTGAACTCACCTTGACTGGGTACCCAATGGATGACTATAATAAACGCAAAGATTCTGAGATGTTCATATTCTATGATACTCTCAATGAACGAATCGAAGCCATTATAAGGTCATCCATTGTGTCCATGTTGGCATATGAGGATGAGTTGTGAAAAGACTGATATATCAGGTTTGTCTGGGAAAACAGATAGATTCTAAGTTGTATGCGAAATGTATCGAAAGTGTTTCTAATTATTGCCAAAAGCATGATATTGTACATTATACGCAACAAATTCCCAAGTTAAAAATTAAACCCGATCCGTTCACAAGTAACCGTAGTACCGAGAGTTGGCAGAAACACGGTGGGTTCTTACCTATCTATGAGAAAGAGAATGCGTTTGATCTGTTAGACGAATACGATCAGATTGCAATCATCGATGCGGACATTTATATCCGTGAAGACGCTGAGAATATCTTTGACCATATGTTAGACGAATATGCGTTTGGTTGTGTGTTTGAACGTGAGATGCCTATCACCGCTAAGTATGCAGAGAAAATCAGAAACTACTCTCGTATGCAGTACGAACAATTACAGAACTATAATCGTACACAATTTAACCCTAATCATCTGGGTTATGAGTTTGCCAACATGGGTATGATTGTGTTAAACTGTAAGAACTTCAAACCGTACTTGCAAGGACAGACCGCAAAAGAGTTTCTGACTCGGATGGAGTTCAAAGACTTTGTTGATGGTATAGGCCCTTGGAAGTGGTCAACAGACCAAACTTTGTTGAATTATTTTCTGAAGAAGTATGATGTACCAACTCAATCCTTACACTGGAAGTGGAATGGACTATATGGTGCAAACACTAAGATCGAAGAGTGTTCCTTCATACATTTCTTCTTGAAAGACTTGTTACCAAATCAAGGAGAGAACGTAGAGGAGTTAATGAAGAAGATATGAAGTTGTATGATTATGAAAATTACAAAGAGTATCGAGAACTACAGATAGAAGCGAACAAACAAAAGTTACATGCTGTCTGGTGTAGTGAAAGTACTGTTGAAAAGGTGTGCGAGATGTACCCCAACAGTAAGAATATATTGTGTCACGGTGCACGTAATGGTAGAGAAGTTGAATGGTTTATTAAGTATTTCCCTGATGCGACTGTGACAGGAACCGACATATCTCCGACAGCGAATGAATTTTCTAATATGTTTGAGTGGGATTTTCATGACAGAAAGGAAGAGTGGGTTGGTAAGTTTGATCTATTGTACTCTAACTCATTCGATCATTCTTACTATCCAGAAAAGTGTTTGAAGACATGGACAGATCAACTGACCGAGGAAGGTATTCTTTGTGTGGAGTTGATGGTTGGGGACAACAATGTTTCATCTCGCATGGATCCCCTACAGATAAGTAAAGGTGAGTTTCTGGGGATTATAGATGACTTAGGATTCGAAGAGGTTGTTGCCTTCAACGTGACAGCTAAACATGGTTACAGTAGAGTAGTGGTGTGTAAAAGAAAATGACTAAAGCATATGTGATAAGAATTGATGGACAAGAGAAGTTAGTTGAGAGGTTGTCCGAGAGTATCGTCAAGACCGAAAGTGATATCGATCTGAACATCTTCGAGGGAACTGTACCGAAGACCATACAGTCTCACCTAGAACGAGAGTTCACGTCTTTCGATACTTCTAACTATAGATGGAACTGGCCCAAAGATCCTTCGGAAAACCACATGGATTTGCGGACTGGTATAATGAAGACTGCGTATCTCGCATCGAATCAAGAGAAAAAAGAGGCATGTTCGATCAGTCATATGCGTCTATGGGATCTATGTCTGACTATCAACGAACCTATAATTATATTTGAATCGGATGCCCTCATGACTCGAAAGTTTGATGTCAGTGACGTGGAAGGATATAAACTGGTTGGGTTGAATGATCCTAGAGGTGCGACAAGACGAGCAGGATTGTTTCACCAGATCGTTGCTTCTACACCAGATGTCCAACCCGCACCACGTATTAATGATCTAGGTGAGATGTCTCCCCAAGGTATTGCAGGTAACAGTGCATACTATATAGAACCAGATGGCGCATCTATGTTACTTGAGAAGGTCAAGGAATATGGAATGTGGCCCAACGATGCGTATATGTGTCGTGAATTATTTCCTTGGATACGAGTGGTGTATCCATATTATACTAAGGTGCAGGGAACTGCATCTACAACAACAAGGTGATTTGAATGAAAGTTTTACACGATAATGTTTTATTGACAGAAGATGATGCAAAAGAAACAACTACTGCCGGTGGACTGATTCTTTCCGCAGATATTACGACAGGTAATAAACCTGCTCGTGTTGTTGCGATGGGACTAGAAGTTGCAAATAAGAAAGAGATTGCAGCAGGTGATAAGGTATATTGTAATTGGTCAGAAGCAATGCCAGTAGAGATTGATGGTAAGAAGATGGCGATTATTAAGTACGAATTTATCCGGTTGAAAGTGGACGGATAAATGAAGTCTCTCGTTATTACGATTGGAGACAATCACCTATCCCAACAAGCTGCGGATAGGTGTATTGCAAGTGCCAAACGATACGGTATCAAAGTTGAGAAGTGGTATGCAGTAACACCTAGACATCCAGACTTCGAGTCTATGGTCAAGGATGCGGGTCTTCAAGTTCATATGTTTCAGGGCGGTTATTCCAAGACCGAGAATGCACTTGCGTGTTTCCTTTCACATATGTCACTATGGAAGTATTCAGTCGAGACCAAACAAGATGTGATGATATTAGAACACGATGCAATATTCACTGGTCGTGTTCCGGTATTGTTTGGATTCCATAAGTGTGTCACAATTGGACAACCTAGTTACGGTAAGTTTAAGACACCGATGACACTAGGTACGTCTCCGTTAGTACAGGCAGATTATTTTAAGGGTGCACACTCTTATATTGTCAGACCTTCTGGTGCAGAAGAGTTTCTAGAAAAGGTCTCTGACTATTCTCGACCCACAGACATCTATCTTAATATAATGAACTTCCCTTGGTTAGAAGAGTATTACCCATGGCCTGTAGTGGTCGATGATTCTTTCAGTACTATTCAGAATCAACAGGGTTGTTTAGCAAAACACAACTATGGAAAAGGGATACACTTGGTAGAAGCATGATTAACTTAATTACTGTATGTACAGATCAATATCCTATGGAGTATGCCCGCAAGTTGATCACTCGATTCAAAGAGTTGAGTGGTTACAAAGTGGAGGCATGGTGCATCACCGACCGACCAGATGAGATTTCGGATATCGCAAATACCATCGAACCAGCTTTTGGTGCAGGTAAAGGTTGGTGGAATAAGATGAAAGCATACGATTCATTCTATGATGGATATGCTGTCTATCTTGATATCGACACTGTTTTAATCAAGAACTTTGATGATGAGATACGAGAGGCAATCCTTGCACTAGAGAGTGAAGTTGTTAAGGTCGCATGTGTATCCGATGCCATTGGTTGGAAAAATAACAAGTTTAGTTCTTCGATGATGGTTCTGAAGAGTGGTAAGATGCAAGAAGTGTATGACATCTTCTCACTAGAAAGTTTGAGATCGTTTGAATATGAATATGATGGGGGTGACCAAGTATGGACGGGTCGTCTACTCGAAGAGTGGAAACCAGGCGGTTACTCTGAGATCTACTATATGGACGAAGAGTTCAATCAAAACCTCAAACTCAATCTGAAATTCCATCTAGGAAGTAAGGTATTGGGTAATTGGATATTCCCTAAATATATCCCAAGTGGGTGCAAGATTGTAGATTGTGGTGGTAAACCAAAACCACACGAACTAGAATACTTACCGTATATAAAAGAGGCGTGGCACGATGTTCAGTAAAATATTATTAGGAGTGGTACTTTGTATGGGTATCACGTTTGCAGGATTCTATCAGTTCATACACAAACCTTTGTTGGGTCAAGTTGTACAACAACAGGTACTTCTTGCGGCACAAGAGTTACGTGAACAAGAACAAGTAAAGACGATAGAAGCGTTACAGAATAACCTACAGAAGACTTCCGAAGCATTGAATGCGATGTCCTCTCGTAATGCAGAGATTGAGGCAGAGTCTAAACGATACCTTGCAATCTTTGCACGACATAACCTATCACGACTTGCAGCTGCAAAACCGACTCTGATAGAAACAAGAATCAACCGAGGAACTAAAGATGTATTCGACAGTATCGAAAACGACACTGCTGTTATTGATAACACTGATAAGTAGTGGTTGTACAACACTAGGTAACTGGGGTAAAGTACCAGAACCTATACCAGTAGAGATTAAGACGGTAGAGATAAAGGTTCCTATTATCCATCCCCCAATGCCTAGACAGATTGACCTCAAAGATCCTCGGTGGTATGTGGTCAGTGACAAGAACATTGACACTTTTCTAGAAGATATTACGAAACGACACGAAGGTCAGTTGGTCTTTATTGCAATGTCGGTAGGTGATTATGAGTTGATGTCGTATAACATGCAGGAACTAAAACGATATATAAATCAACTAAAAGAAGTTGTGATATACTATCGCACTATGAATACAGATGAACCAGAGGTTGTAGAGAATGAGAAAACAGATAATTGAGTCGTTGACATCCCATGCGGTGGGTAAGATTAACAAACATAAAATGAACGTGGAAGTTTACTTGGCCAATCCTACCGGTATTGGTGAACATCCTGATGTGATGGGAGCGATAGAACACGAGTTGAAGATCATTGCGGACTACCATGAACAGTTAGAGATTTTGGAGAGGTACTTTTAATGTATGAATATTCTTGCAAAATTGTTAGAGTTGTTGATGGGGATACTGTGGATATTGATATCGATCTCGGTTTCGGTATTATTTATGCTAATCAGCGTATTCGTCTGTACGGTATTGATACTCCCGAATCTCGTACTCGTGATGCTGTCGAGAAGAAGTTTGGTAAACTCGCCGCCAGATTCCTTGCGGAATCACTGGGAGAAACATGTGTCCTCCGTACAAGACTCGACAGTAAAGGAAAGTACGGCCGAATCCTCGGAGAGTTCCTCGTCTATGACGCAAAAACCGACCGACAAATGACTGTTAATGAGATTATGATTCGAGACCATCTTGCGGTTGCGTACCACGGACAATCCAAGGATGATATCGAAGATGAACATTTGCGTAATCGTAAAATATTAATTGAACAATATGGATTCGAAGCATGAGATGGAATGTCTTAGGTAATGGCGATAATGCCTTTCAGTATGAGAGAGGTACGCCGGGTAAACTTCTTATTTGTAATATGCCCCCATTCGAGATTCCTAACAATGAAGTCTTTGCTACATGTATGGTTGACTATAAGATGATGGTTGCACTTGCTAATAAACATATCAAGTTGGATATGTACGATTGGATACTGGGTACCCGTCCACGTCACTGGATGGAAATGCAACCACAATTCTATCTGAAGTATGCGCAGAAGATCAAGGCAATGCACACACATATCCCGTCTTATGCGAAACTACAAGGACAGAACGAAGCACAGGCTGCGACAAATTACTCGTGTGGTCATATGGCAGTAGACTACGCATGTCGTGTACAGAAGGCGACTGAAGTCCACATCTACGGATTCGACTCGATGTTCGATACAAGTCTCCGTAGTTATACCGACTTGTTATTAGAATCAGATCGAAGTTCTCAGAACACACATCGTCTCGCAAATAACTGGAGACCTATTTGGACAAAGATGTTCGAAGAGTTTGACAATACACAGTTTTTCCTGTATCATAGTCATAGTAAACTGAAATTCCCTGTAGGGGATAATGTCAAAATAGTTGTGGAGAAAAAATAATGCCTAGTATAGATGATGTGATAGAAATCAGTAAAAAGTTCGGTGAGTTTATAAAGTACACTTGTGTTGATTTTAAAGCTGTTTGGGAGTTCCGACCCAACGTACTTATTTGGTGTGGTATTGCATTCTTGATTGCCTGTTTTGTATAAATACACTTATAAAATAACATTCGGGAACATAATTTAAATGCAATCTTTTAACACATTCTTAAAAGAAGAGACCTTCCTCTCAGAAGAATCGGAAGCGTTACTTGAAAAACTCATTACCTTTGGTGGTAAAGCATACCCTAAGTTTGGTAACATTGTTATCATGGCCGGTGGTGCGGGTTCTGGTAAAGGATTCATTCTGAGTAATCTGGTAGGTATCGAAGGAAAGACTTTCGATGTGGATGAGTTGAAGAAACTTGCAGCTAAGACACCTGCGATCCAGAAACGAGTCAAGGACGAACTCGGTGTGGACATTTTTAAATTGTCACAGAACCTAAAAGACCCCAAGAACGTAGAGAAACTTCATGAAATCATTGGTATCTATCTAAAGACTGATAAGTCCAAAGAGAGGTTATTCTATCGTTCTGTATTGACCGCACCTGTTGATCGTAAACCAAACATTATCTTCGACATGACCTTCAAGGAATTGTCTAAGTTGGAGAAGGTTGCGAATGATGCGTCTAAGTTAGGTTACGATAAAAAGAACATCCATATCGTATGGGTTGTGAATGATATCGAAGTTGCGAAGGCACAGAATGCGAAACGTGCACGTGTTGTACCTACCGAGATTCTTGTCAATACTCACCGTGGTGCAGCTAACACTATGGGTGATATCATCAACATGGGTAACAAACTCAAGAAGTATATGGATGGGGATATCGTATTCGCATTCAACAAAGTTGGTGTAGATGCGAATCTGGAGAAGTCTGGTAAGGGTGGTTCATACGTCAAAGACGCAAACTACTTCTATGTCAAGAGAGCAGGTAAACCACCTACTCCCGTTGACCAATTAGATAAAGATATTCGTTCTAAGATTGCAGGTTATGTACCTAAGAACGTAGACTGGAACTAACCTTTGTGACACCGGATCATGTCATTGAGTATCGAATATTCAATGGCACGATCCTCTTCTGACATTTCTCTGAACTTACTGTCCCAAATAGAACGGTTCACAAACACCTGATTCAACCATTCACTATTCTCTTCTATCGCGCCTTCGATATACTTTGCTTTGTCTGGGTCTTGATAATTGATATCTATTATATCAAAAGATTCATCACAGTACGGTGCGAATACTGATTTCACATGATGATAAGTGAAAGCAGTATCTTCGGTCTCTTTGGGAACACCTGCAAGTATAACACAATCATATGATGTATCTGGTGGTGGTGATAGTCCAATAGTTTCTTGGCCACCTTTGTATTGTTTATCTGCCGGTATCAAATCGATTTCATATCTTTTATATAAAGAGTGCATCAATTTTCTATGTCTGAGTTCGGTTGGTACTACAGTATGCATTTCTATGTTATATTTGTATTCCATCTTAACAATGGGAATAAACTGTGTCCACACGTTGGGATCTACCATAGTATCTTCGAGAGACTTCACTGAAGGAGTCTTATGTATCTGGCGATCACTACCACGTTGGAATGTCCAACTAGTCTGTGCCGAATTGTAATGACCGACAAACAGTATCTTACGGTAACCCTTTAGTGCGATATAGTTTAATATCATAGGGACATAGTTAAACACGTCATTGACAGTATTTGCATCCGCGTCATGCCATCTCAGGTTCAAATCGTTTTTTCTAACTTCGCCCCCTATCAGAAAGTTGAGTCTACCCCACACATCCTTTTTCATGTCACGGTGAATATATCTACTCATAGATGTACTGTTCACTCTAGGTGAATTGATAACGAGCTCGTTTGCTGTCCTATAATACATGGGTTACCCTTTATAAATGTTTTGTATATGGTCTTCGAATTGTTCTATTTTCTCAAGACGATTAGGCCACAGAATATAATCTTTCTGGGGATTCTGTTTCAAGTTGTTTAGTAGAGGTTGTACCGCATTGAACAGATTGTCTAAACGTTTTTCGAGTTCGCTAACAGTTGTAGAATTCTCATTGGCGGCTGTCTGCGCCTCTTGAACCGCATCCAGTTCATCCTCGTCAACTATAGTGAAACCGAAATCAAAAATGTCGTCACTCATATTTATACCTTTATTTTTCATTTTCTTTTATTTATATGTTGCCTTACCTACAGAAATACTATATAATTATCTAAGATAACTGAGGAAAGTATTATGTCTGCAATGGGTACATTAGTATTAGAAATTCAAGAGTTTGTAGATCCACTCGTCTATATGGGTGCAACAAACGAAACTATCATGGAGCAGTTCGAAGCTCTCTTTAAGAACCATCCACACTACAACTACATGAAAGAAACAATTCAGAGTCAGATCGGTGTTAGACAATTCTTGAGAGAGGGTTAGGAGGTATGAGTAAGTGGTGGAGAATATGGGCGAAGAGTCTAGGTGAAAAGGTCGGAGAAACTGATACCCAAGCTAATACTGTTGCTGGCATTAGGACTGTGTGGTGGTGTACTCATATGGCGACTTGTATCGTTATCATCCTCAATGCTATAGCGAATCACGGGTGGGGTCTCATTGGACTTTGACGTTGAAACTATTATCGTTCCATATTCGAAAAGGTTATAAGCATATAACAAAATGTTCTGAAAAAGGGGTTGTGCGATACATAGAATGGTGGTATAATAGTACCCTATTGAGATGAGAGAGAAAA